AAAATTTACAAATGCTTTTCTATGGTTAAAAAATACTGATTCTTTTGTTCAAAAAGGTTCTGATAATAAAATACTTTTTCAATCTAAAACAAGTACTACTGGAACATCAAGCATCTTTGATTTATCTACTAATGCTTTAAATTTTACTCAACCTATTGCGCCAGCTTATGTAAGTAAAAATTACATTGACATAGATTTTACAAGTGGCGATGGTATTAGTTTTAATTTTTCTGTTTATAAAAATGGAATTAAAATAACTGAACAATCTGCGCTTACAACTCCATCAGGAACTCCAATAAGATTAGATATTGCTTTTGTTGATTCAGGTGCATACACTTTTTTTATATCTTCAACAAGTGCTTTAACATTTACATCGGTTTATACTTTTGAAATTAATAGTGGTTCAGGTGTAAGCATAGATGTAGTTGCTACACAAAGCACTGCACAAACAACAATAACTACTTTAAATATTGGCGATTATATGCCAGAACTTAAAGCGGAAGATTTCTTTAGTGGTTTATTAAAGATGTTTAATCTTACTTGTTATTCTACCGATGGAATCACTTATTATATTGAGCAATTAGAGGACTGGTATTCAGCCGGGCAAACCTATGACATTTCAGAATATTGCCAAACCGATGAAATAGATTTAGAAAGAGTAAAACCTTATAAGACTATAAATTTTAAATATGAGGAATGTGAAAACTTATTAGCAACAAGATTTTTATCTCAATCTGATATCGCTTACGGAGATTTAAAATACGAAGTGGATAATGATGGCGAAGAATATTCTATTGAATTGCCTTTTGAGAATATGCCATTTACTAAATTTACAAATACAAATTTACAAGTAGGTTATTCAATTAAAGCCGATTTAACGGCTTATATTCCAAAGCCTGTTATCCTTTACGATTATGGTGTAATTCAAACATTATCAGGTGGTCAGCATTTTCATTTTTTTGATGGGACAACAAATGCGGCTATAACAACTTATAACTTATTTGGTCAAGATACTTTAGTATCGGCTGCCCTTAATACTATAAATTGGGGAGCAGAGCAATCAACTTTTACAAATAAAATTGAGCCAAATTCATTATTTCAAAATTACTATTCGGCATACTTATCAAATACGTTTAATCAAAAAGCAAGGCTAATGAAATTAAAGGCAATTTTACCAATTTTTCTATTATCTAAACTTGCATTAAATGACAAGATAGTTATTAGGGATAAAAGGTATATTATTAATTCTTATCAAACTGAATTAACAACTGGAGAAACAAGTCTTGAATTAATGTCTGATTTTAGGACTATTACTTTAAGTGGTACAACTACAACTACAACTACTGCTGCACCAACCACGACAACCACAAGTACAACGACTACAAGTACAACTACCACAAGTACAACAACGACTACAAGTACAACCACTGCAACACCAACAACATATTACAAGCTTGATTCTTGTTCAGCAGGTTATGGTCAGTTATTTACAACAATAGTACCTAATTTAGTAAATCAAAGATACATTGATTCGGTAACTCAAGTATTCTATGTTTGGGATAATACAACGACTACAAGTCCAGGCACAATAGGAACTAATATTCAGTTAGTGTTTGCTCAACAAAATTGCCCGACTACAACTACGACAAGTACAACTACAACTACATTAGCAGCAGTTAATTTTACAATTTCTAATGCTTGTTCAGGTGGATCTGGTACGGTTACAATTGATTCATTTAGCGGAGGTAGTGGAACATACGAAGCATCCGATGTCGTTTATACATCACAAGTAAATGCTTACACAGGTAATTTTGTTAGTGCTACTGCGCCTAAAAATTATAATAGTGTTGCAGATGGTACTTGGTGGATTGCTTTAAGAGACGCAAATAACACAGGTAATGCAATTGCTAAATCAATTGTGGTAAGTTGCGCAACTACAACAACAACTACGACTACAACTACAATACAAGTAGTTTGGTATAGGCTTCTTGCTTGTAGTAACGGGGATACTTTATATTCTCAATCTTATAACATAGGAACATTTAACGTAAATGATCGTGTAACATTTGGAGGTGCATTCTTTACGGTTGAAGAAGTTAGATTTAATCAGCCAGCAGGTAATTTAATTTCAATTACTGCAACAGGATTAACAGGATGTCCAACCACGACAACCACAACTACCGCAGCGCCTACAACTACAACTACAACTTCTGCACCTGTATTTACATATTTAAGATACGATGTTGATAATAATTGTGGTACATTTAATCCAATTCCTTTCTTTGCATATACTAATTATGCAAATGGATTCTATTACTTAAATGGAGATGGCATTTTAAGATATTTATCTTCTAATTCTCATAGTAACTTTACTAATCAAATTAATAGTATTACAAATGGTTCTTGTGATACAACCACAACAACAACGACAACGGCTGCACCTACAACTACTACAACCGTAGCACCTACAACTACGACTACGACTACGGAAGCGCCAACGACAACAACCACGACTACGGCTGCTCCTACGACAACTACAACTACAACCGCAGCGCCTAATTGTCAGCAATATTTCTTGTCAAATAGTGATGAGTTTGCAGATTATTATGATTACCAATCTTGTGATGGTACTCAAAATACAAATGTAGAATTACAAGGAGGTGGAAGTCTTACAATCTGCGCAAGAATAGGAACGGTAACTGCTGGAGGTGCAATAACAATTACTGGTCCACAAGGTTCATGTACTTAATATGAGATATATATGTTGTCAACCTGCGAATGATTATTATTTATGGCAAATAGAAACGGTCATAAATAATTTCATGTCGCATGGTATTAACCCTAATCAAATAGATATTGTATTGGGTTATAATAATGAAGATTTAACTAAGTGGAGAATTTTACAACAACACCATAATACAATTAGGTTTTTCTTTTATAAGGACACGAGAGAAAATAGTAGTTATATACCTGCTATTTATTTTAATCTTATGAAGCAACATCTTGCTTCTAATCCATCATTAAAAGATGAGGTTTTATTTTTGCATGATTCTGACATAGTATTTACAGGAACTCCAGATTATTCAAAGTTTGAAAAAGACAGAGTTTGGTATTTAAGCGACACAAATAGTTATATTAATTATGATTATATAATTTCTAAAGGCGATGACCTTTTAATTGATATGTGCAGAATTGTTGGTATTGATTGCTTAATTCCTAAGTTAATGAACGATCATAGCGGAGGCGCACAATACATAGTAAAAGGAACGGACTATAATTTTTGGGATAAAGTAGAAAAGGATTCAATTAGTTTATATCAATATTTTGTAAACAAAGAACCTTATTATGTACCTAAATATGAAAACGATTATCCAATACAGAAATGGACTGCTGGTATGTGGTCATTGCTTTACAATGCGTGGTTCTTTGGACATCAAACGAAGGTTGTTAAGGAATTAGATTTCGGATGGTCTACAAACGATATATCGGACTCAGTTAAATACAAGATTATTCACAATGCTGGAGTAACTGATTCAAAAAATGGAATGTTTTACAAAGGAGAATATGTAAATAAATTACCATACAATACAAATTTAGATTTAGATAAGAATAAAAGCAGTTATTATTATTACAACGAAGTGCAAAAAGCAGGTTTAAATTCACCATTACTATAAAACAAACAAGCAATTATGAGTGTAAAAGAAAAGTTTACGGAAATTTACGAAAATAATCTATGGTGTTCACCAGAAAGTGTTAGTGGTGGTGGTAGTGAAATGCAAAATACTAAAGTAATTAGAAAAGAATTACCTGTATTAATACAAAAATTTAACATTAAATCTATTTTAGATTTACCATGTGGAGATTATAATTGGATGAAAAGTGTTGATTTATCTAATGTTTCTTATATAGGTGCAGATATAGTAGAACCATTAATTAAAAAAAATAAAGAATTATATAATGAAATTGATTTTAGATTATTAGATTTAACTAAAGATATATTACCTAAAGTTGATTTGATTTTCGTTAGGGATTGTTTAGGTCATTTAAGTAATGACAATGTATTACTTGCTTTAAAAAATTGTAAAGAAAGTGGTTCTAAATATCTATTAGCAACATCTTTTACAAAATGGGATTTTAATCCTGATATAAAAGATGGAGGTTGGAAATGTATAAATTTAATGATAAGTCCATTTAATTTAAATCCAATATATTTAATAAATGAAGATTGTCAAGAAGGATTTCCTCATTATAATGATAAATGTATGATTTTATTTCAATTGAATTTATAAGACAAAAACAAACAAAATACGTTTATGATAAAGAACATATTAGATTTATTGATGGTAACTCAACATTACAATAAACATGAATCGATAGAAATTGCAAAAGGTAAAAATGAAATTCCAACTGATTGGAAAAAAGCATATAATCAAATGAAAAGAATATGGAAGACAAAATAATTACCTTAAAAGTTAAGCATAATTTAGATGATGTCATTAAAAAAGTAGATGATGTAGCTGATAAGTTAGAAGAAACTAATGATAAAGTTGAGGAAATTGCTCAATCTACTAAAAAAGCAGAAGCTGGAATTGGCAAAATGGCCAAAGCATTTACTGGTTTAGGCTTAGCAATTAAAGCAGCAGGTATTGGGTTATTGCTTGAAGCATTCCAAATATTTAAAGATACTATTACATCAAATCAAAGGGTAGTCGATTTATTTAATACATCGATGACTGCCACTAAAATGATATTTTCAGATATAGTAAAACTTATATCAGGCGATTTATCATTTAAAAAGTTTTTTTCAAACGTAGGCAATACTTTTAAAAAGGCAACCGATACAACTGAACTTGAAAAAAATGCAAGAAGGGCAGCAGTAATTCAACAAGGATTAATTGAAGAGTATGATCGTTTAGCAGAATTACAAAGACAAATTCGTGATAGTGAAAATAATTCAATTCCTCAAAGAATAAAGGCAAATGAAAAATTAGGGCAATTATTAAAAACTCAAAATTTTGAAATGCAAAAGCAAGCACAATATCAAATTGATGCTGCGAAAGCAAGATATAATATAGCGCCTACTTTAGAAAATGAAATTGCATTATTAGAAGCACAAAACAATAAAAAAGGAATTGCAGCACAAATCACTGGTTTAGAAAGTGAGCAATTATCAAATCTTAATTCTTTATTAGGTCTGCAAAAAACTAAAAGAGATGAAATAAGTCAAAAGAAAGAAGAAGACAGATTAGCAGATTTAGCAAGATTAGATGCGCAGACAAATTCTATGCGTACCTACGAAGCTAATATTGCAGCAATAGAAATTGAAGCAGAAGAAGATAGAAAATTAAGATCAGCAGAAAAACAAAAACAAATTGATCTTGAACATAATGCTGAATTAAAGTCTTATGCCACTTACATGGCAAACATTACCGCTACGGATAAAGAGCAAGCAGATGAAAGAAAAATAGTTGCAGATATTGAAGCAAAAGCAAAAAACGCATCATTACAATTATATTCAGAAGGTTTAGCCCAAATAGCAAATGCACTTGGAGTACATACAGATGCAGGTAAGGCTGCAGCAATAGCATCAACTACAATTTCGACTTATTTAGCAGCACAAAATGCCTATGCAAGTCAAATGGCTATTCCATCTCCAGATGCTCCATTTAGAGCAGCATTGGCAGCGGGTTTAGCAATTACCGCAGGTTTAGCTAATGTAAATGCAATTATAAATACTCAAACACCTATGGGCGGAGGAGGCGAAAGTGCAAGCATTCCACAACCACAAGCACCAAGATTTAATGTTGTTGGAGCAAGTGGTGTAAATCAATTAGCACAGGTTGTAGGTCAAAGCCAAGAGCCAATTAAGGCTTATGTTGTTTCTTCTGAAATAAGTTCACAACAATCATTGGACAGAAACAAGGTAATGAGTGCAAGTTTAGGTTAGTGAAAATGTAACAAAATTTTAAATATACGTTTATACATCATGAAAATCATAGAATTAATAATTTCAAACGATGAGGATGGGATTGAAGCCATTAGTTTAGTGGACAGACCTGCGATTGAAAGTAATTTTATTACATTGGCTAAAGAGTACGAAATGAATTTAGCCGAAGTAGATACTGAAAAGAAAATATTAATGGGACCAGCATTAATCCCTAATAAAATGATTTACCGTAAAGATGGTAAAGAAAAATATCAAGTATTTTTTTCTGAAAGTACGGTTGAGCAAGCGAGCCAAATGTATTTAAAGAATGGCAACCAATCTAATGCTACATTACAACATCAAACTAAAATTGATGGAATGTCATTAGTTGAGTCTTGGATTATCACAGACCCTGATATGGACAAATCTAAATCCTATGGGTTTAGTTTACCTAAAGGAACTTGGATGGTTTCAATGAAGGCAGATAATGAGCAAATTTGGGCAAAGGCAAAAAGTGGAGAGATTAAAGGATTTTCAATTGAGGGGTACTTTGCCGACAAATTAAGTTTAGAATTATTGCCAGAAATTAGTGATGAAGAATTAGTCAATCAAATAATAAACGTAATAGAAAATGAGCAAAGATAAAACATCAAGTCCAAAGGGTGGCAATCGTGGTTGTTTATGTGCAGATGGTACATATAGCATTGAATGTTGTGATGGAGAATTACAATCACAAGGAATAGGTTCATTAGTTCAAAGTGTAGCATCCACAATAGTAAATACAAATAGTCCAAGAGTTTTAATCACAACAAGCAACTAAAATGAGCATAGAAAGCAAAGTATTTGAAAAATTGTTTACTGCTGATAAAGTAGAATTAGCATCTCAAAAAGTTGAGTTGGGATTTTATGATGATGTTAAAACTTTAATAGGTTTGGCTTCTGCTGCAACTAAACAAGCAAAAGCAAACGATGATCAGGCATTTAATTTATTAGAGAAGTTAAATCTTGCAATTAGTAAATCAAAAGATGCAGTTCAGGTTTCAGCAGATTTAACAAAAAAGTCAAGTGCAATTATGGCACAATTAAATCAAAATGCTAAATCATTTGGATTTGATCCTAAAAGCACAGATGCTTATAAATTAAATACTGAATTATTAAATAGTATTAATGCACTTAATCAATTTGCTGGTTTAGGAAAAGTTGTTGCAAGTAGAATTATTACCAATTAGTAATTAATTAAATAAATATATGGAATACAAAAGCACAAAGAATCGAGTTAAAGCAGTATTAGGCTTTCAGGTTAATTTGGCGCAGATGAAGTTAGAAGATGGTGTTACCATTATCGAAGCGGAAGAATTTGCACCAGAGTTTTCTGTTGGTATAGTTACTGCCGATGGTGTTGTACCTATGCCTGTTGGCGAGTACACATTAGAAGATGGAATGGTTTTGGTAGTTGCAGTTGAAGGTATTATAGCCGAAATTAAAGAGGCTACAATAGAAGAAGAAGCAGCACCAGAAGTAGAAGTTGAAGTGGAGGCTAATGCAGCACCACAGGCACCTGCACCACAAGCAAAGCGAGTGGTTGAATCAGTTAGCAAGGAAACTTTCTTTGCAGAAATTGAAAAATTAAGAACTGAATTGTCTTTACAGATTAATGAAGTTAAAGCGGAAAATGAGTCTTTAAAATTAGAAAAAGAAGCATTGGAAGTTAAATTAAATTCTCAAGAAGAAGGTGCTGAGCCAATCGTTCAGAATCCAGAGGCTGAGGAAAAAGTGCAAGGATTTTCTTTTGGTCAAAACAGACCTGAAACAATCCAAGATAAGATTTACGAAAAAATGTTCAACTAATTAAATTAAATAAAAAATGGCTACTACAACGTCAATTACCACAACCTATGCTGGGGAGTATGCAAATAAAATTATTGCTGCTTCTTTGCTTTCTTCACCTACTATCGATCGTGGTGGTATTGAAGTAAAACCAAATGTACGTTTTAAGCAAGTTATCAAAAGAGTTGGTACTGATGCCATCTTGAAAAATGCTACTTGTGATTTCGATGCTACATCGACAGTTACTTTAACTGAAAAGATTTTACAACCAGAAGAATTCCAAGTTAACCTACAATTGTGCAAAAAAGATTTTGCTTCTGATTGGTTATCTGCTGAGCAAGGATTCTCTGCTTTCAAAACTTTGCCTAAGTCTTTCGCTGACTTTTTAGTTGCTCACGTTGCTGCTAAAGTTGCTGCTAAGAACGAAACTAATATCTGGGAAGGTGTTACTGCTAACGCAGGTGAGTTTGATGGTATTTCTACATTATTGGCTGCAGATGCTTCATTGCCTTCAGGACAAGAAATTGCAGGTACTACTGTTGCTGCTTCAACAATCATCACTGAATTAGGTAAGATTGCAGATGCTATTCCATCTTCTTTATACACTAAAGATGATCTTTACATCTACGTTTCACAATCTATTGCTCGTGCTTACATCCGTGCTTTAGGTGGATTTGGAACATCAGGTTTAGGTGCTAATGGTACTAACACAATGGGAACTCAGTGGTACAACAATGGTTCTCTTACTTTTGATGGTATCAAGATATTTGTTGCTGATGGTCTTGCTTCTACAAAGGCGATTGCTGCTCAAAAATCTAACTTGTATTTCGGAACAGGATTAATTTCTGACTTGACTGAAGTTAAGGTTATAGACATGGAAAATATTGACGGAAGTCAGAATGTCAGAATTTTAATGCGAATGACTGCAGGTGTACAATACGGATTTGCTTCTGATATTGTTACTTACGGTATCACAAATGCTGCTAACTAAAATAAATAGCACCTCATTAATTTGGGGTGCTTATTTTTAACTTTTAAATTCAATCAATATGCCTTGCGATATTTCATTAGGGAGATTAGAACCCTGCAAAACAAGTGTTGGTGGATTAAAAGCAGTTTATTTCATGACTGAAGGGGATGCAACTGGAGTTACTTATGACGTAACTAACACAGATGCTATTACTGCGATTGCAGGTACTCCAATTGGATTCAAATATGATTTGAAAGGATCAAGTTCATTTGAGCAAACTATAAATTCTTCAAGAGAAAACGGAACTACTTTTTTTACACAGACTTTAAATTTAAATTTAAAGCAATTAACTATCAAAGACCATAAGCAAATAAAATTGCTTTCTTATGGTAGACCTCAAGCAATCGTTGAAGACAACAATGGAAACCTTTTCTATTGTGGTTTAAAGAACGGTCTTGATGTTACAGGCGGTACAATTGTTACAGGTGCAGCGATGGGCGATATGTCTGGCTATACCATTACAATTGTAGGCGAAGAACCAGTACCTGCAAATTGGATTACAACTACTTTAACTGCTGCTGGCGTAACGGTTACATCTGGAGTTTAAGAATTTTTGTTTGTTTGGGTTGAAATTAGGGGGCAGATGCTCCCTTTTTTCGTTAAAAAGAAAACAAAAACACTTTTTTGCGTTTATACATTATGATTGTTTTGAAAGCAGTAGGTACATCACAAGAAATTAAGTTTATTCCAACGAGATTAGGGATACCTAATGAATTATTTTTAAAGAATGAAACTACTAATGTTCAAACAAATCAGTACATTGATTGTACGACTGAATCTTTTTATTCTAAATTTTCAGAAATAGTTGCATTAGAAGAAGGTCATTTTTATAGTTTAACAATAAATGAAAATTCTGATAAAACATCAATTGATAATTTTGCTTCAAGAGTAGTTGCAGATAGTGGTGTTTACGAAGCAGAAAGTTGTTTATATACATTTTTGTCTGCTTATGAGCATACGAATAAATTAATTTATCGTGATAAGGTATTTGTCACAAATCAAGATGTCGATACCTATTCTATAAATAATGACGAATATATTAATCGTTCAGAAAATATAATTTTATATGATTAAGAAGAAAGAAAATAGTGGCTTACATTTTATTCAATTAGAAGCATATTCACAACCTAAAATTGTTGAATCAAAGCGTGATAATTGGGTTGAATTTGGAGAGGATAACAACTTTTTTCAATTCTTAATTGATAGGTACAATGGGTCTACAACTAACAATGCCGTAATAAACAACATTGTTAAATTAATTTATGGTCGTGGCTTAGATGCTACCGATGCAAGCAAGAAGCCTAATGAATATGCACAAATGATTATGCTATTCAGAAAAGATGTAGTTAAAAAGGGAATTGCAGATTTAAAATTATTAGGTCAATATGCTTTTCAATTAATTTATAATAAGCAAAAGACTGAAATTGTAAGAGTTGAACATATACCGGTGCAACTTTTAAGAGCAGAAAAATGCAATAGCAAAGGAGAAATAGAGGCTTATTATTATTGCGATAATTGGGAAGACACGAAAAAATTCGTTCCTAAACGTATTCCAGCTTTTGGATTTGGAGATAAGACTTTAGAAATACTTTACATTGGCAATTATACGGTAGGTCAAAAATATTATAGCAATGTTGACTATGTTGGTTGTATTCCTTATGCAAAGCTTGAAGAAGAAATAGCAGACTATTTAATTAACGATGTGCAGAACGGATTTAGTCCAACAAGCATTGTTAACTTTAATAATGGTATTCCAGATGAGGAAAAAAGGGAATTAATTTCAAGGCAAGTAACATCAACTCTTACAGGTTCTAAAGGCAAAAAAGTGGTTGTTTCATTTAACAATGATGAAACCAAAAAGACAACCGTTGATTCAGTCCCTTTAAATGAAGCACCAAAGCATTACGAATATTTATCAGAGGAATCAAAGACAAAGATTCTTTTAGGTCATGGTGTTGTTAGTGGTTTGCAGATTGGTATTACAAGTCAAAATGGATTTAGTTCCAATGCTGATGAATTGAAAAACGCAATTACCTTATTTGATAACATG